TCTCTCATACAAGCTCGTCCTCAAATCTCTTCATGGCAATCTCAGCTTGCTTCTCCTCATCGTAGTAAGGGAAAGCAGCCTTGACCTCCTCGAAGATAGATTCCAGGCGTTCTTGTGCGTGTGGTGTACTCAATTCAAATCCTCCTCTTGTTGGATGTTACGTAGGTTGTGTGTTTCAACAACGAACTTGTCGCCATCTCTGGGACTTTGCATAACACGTCTGAGTCTAACCATTGTGGTGTCAATGGAATCAAACACTCCACATATTGTGCCAGTGTCTGAATACATGGATTGGCGTGTGATTGTAAAGACAATCGGGTCGTCACAGCAGTCAAAGGTTTTGATGTACTGCTGTTCGTCTGTTGGTTTGAGGTTGATGATGTCAGCCATGTGATTGGAGCCAGTTGAGTGAGCGTTGCATTGTTGATGGGTCGTCATTGAACTTACCAAAAGCTACATTGCATGAGTCGCAAATATAACCTCTGAACCTGTCAGTTTTGTGGTCATGATCGAGAACCCATTTAGTGGTATGCCTACCACATGCTGGACAGTCGCCAGCTGGAGGTACAGGGTGGGTGCGTCTCAGTCTTCGTCTGACTGTCGCTTGTTTGTTGGAGCAATGTTTGCAAGTATTCTTGCGACCTGCTCCCTTAGTGCTAAAGAGTGGAAAGTCTTGGAGGAGTTTGATTTCTCCACACTCTTTGCATTGTTTAGCCTGTCCTGATTTGTAGGCTTCCTGAATCTCATTGTCAATTAATTTCATAGTAATTGGTGTAGATCACGGAATCTGCGATGTGTTCGAGTCCAGCATCAGCTAGTGCATCATAGATGTCTTTGTTTGAATCAAAATCCACAGCGATAGTGGAGTTTCCAGATGGTGTGTAGTTGTAGCCAGCCTCCATGATAGAGGAGGCTACACTGCGATCAAAAGTGACTTGCATTGTTGGCATTAGATTTGAGGAAGTACAGGTTCTTGCACAAGTCTGACCTTGGCAAGTTTGTGTTTGTAGAAAGATGCTGGTGTGATCTCTCTGCACTTGACACCTTTAGCCTTACAGTTAGCGTTGACCCAGAAGCCAAGGCTCATGTTAGGTTGTGCAAGTAGATTGGCAATAGCTTTGCGAGATACATTGTTGTACTCGTAGCGTGTACCAGTCAAAAACTCAACTATGGCTGTGCCAGTGAGTGGAGATACGTCAATAGTTTTGACGCATGTGGAAGTACGTGACTTTGGTTTCATGATGATGAAAGTGGTGAACAACAGAGGGTGAGACCCTCATCCAACATATTAGCTATGCTGGAAGAGAGCGTCAAGTTGTTTGACACGATTGAGTGGAATTGTTGCGGTTTGCGGACATATGGTGTTGCCTAGGCATTTAAGTCTGTCCACCCTACGGGATAGCCCATCATCTCCTCTACGAAGCATGGGTTGAGATGCATAGGTTCGCCAGTCGGAACCGAGTCGGATTCCTGTATCACTCCAGTCAAGTAGCCCTGTTTCTGCCAACGCAAGCTGCTCTTGCTGCCCTTGACTCCTATCCCCTTCCACTCTGAGGCTCGTGGTGTTGGCAACAGTGTGAGCTTGTCCTGTAGATTGAGGCTGTGACTTGTACCTTTCGGCGATAGTCTCCGTCCATTTGGTGTCAGTTTGGCATTTGGATGTGCGATAGTATCTTGGGTCGTTGGCGTAGGCAATAATCCAGATGCGTTTGCGGAGGTGACACCCGCCCACGTCTCGTGCTGATACAATGCCCCACTCAGCATTATACCCGCTTTGGGCAATTTCGTGGAGTATTTGTTGGAAGGTCTGCCCTTTGTTGTGACTGATGGTATTTGCAACATTTTCGAGCAAGATGAACTTAGGTCGAACTTGCCGAGCAATCTGCATGACCCTGTAGAACAAGCCACTGCGAGTGCCAGCTCCCAGTCCAGCTTGTTTGCCCGCCGAGCTGAGATCTTGACAGGGAAATCCTGCGGTGATGAGGTCGTACTCACCAAATCTGAAGGAGGTATCGAAGGTTGTGATGTCGTCATGGATAGGTACGTTAGGGAAGTTTTTGCGTAGAATCTGCTGACAGTATGGGTCAATCTCTACGAAGTCGAGGGTAGTGAAACCGCCGAGGAGGTGTCCAGCATAGGCAAAGCCACCTATGCCAGAGAATAGGTCTAGAACTCTCATACGTGTGGGTGTTTGTGGCGTAGTCTGCGGTACTCTAGGTAAGCAATAGCCTTAGCTATGTCTTCTGGGAGTGCGTGAGAGTCCTTTGACGGTATCGAAGTACCAGCGTTCGACTTCTTGGGTTGGGAATTGGTAGTTTCTGTCATGGATGTCAGTAAGTACGGATAGGAGAACTGGGTCGTTGACGACCTGCGAGTTGACGAATACAGACCCGTCAAGTATTGGCATGAGTGTGAGTTGTTTAGACATTGTAGATACGTTTGTGAGTAACCCAAGTGATGGCTTGGATGTCGGCAGGTGTGTAGGCTGTGTCCAGCTCCTCATTGATGAAAGCAGTAGCGTCACAATAATCAGTCTTGATTTGGTGGCGTAGCTTCTTACCAATGGCTGGTACTTCTTTCATGGTCAAGCGTTGCCCGAACCATACGGAGTAAGCATGCCCGTCAATGCACACGTCATTGAGTGCTGGGTTGGTTATGCAGTTGAAGAACTCGATGATCTTCTTGCCGTTGAGAATTTCGACAATGGGAATGTCACGAGTCAGTATGTCTACAGCTTTGGCTTTCATCTTACCATAGGTGCAGACCTTGACATTGAGTATGTCGGTACGTGTACCGCCAGCAGCCCAGCATTTAATGATGGCTTCAGCGTCTACAATGTTACGTTCCCAGCGGTTGTTGGGAGATAGGGCAGCGATGACACCCGCAACAACTTCTGTACGCAGTCCGTATTTGTTAGCAATACGGGAGGCGATCTTGAGAGCTGAGGGATACCAGTCACAACCTAGTTGCACTTCTTGAGAGGTGGCGAGCGTGAACTTGGCGACAATCTCACGTGCATTGTGTGATAGTTGGGAATAGGTCACAATTTTAGTTAGTGGTGTGGTGCGGTATGCAAGAATTGAACTTGCGACTATATGCATGTTGTACTGGTTAGGTATAGGGACGGATAAGAGTATAAATACTCAGCGTCAACAATCGTTAGTAATCGGTTTGAGTGATAGCTGGACGACCTACCGCATGAAAGAGTTATCAAAGTATTTTATCACCCGTAAAAGGTGGACTGTTGGCAGTCAATAACTCTATTAAATAAAATTGATTTGCTAAATCCTTTTCTGCTTTTAACGGTCTATCCAGCCCACCCGTTACACCTCGCTTTGCGTATCAGTGTAAATTTCCTCCCCCCTCGGATTGACTAGAAATAAAAATGTTCAATAGGCTTGCTCGAAATTGATTGATGTACCTACTATGGCAAATCTATTCCGACCTGTCAACGTGCTTCCTGGTAACTGTCAGCGATTCAACACATTTCCCTTTTTTATATATATAGAGAAGGTTGAGCCTAGCAAATATGGGGATAGTGGTTGACTGGGTTCTTATCGTGAGAAAAAGCTGAGAATGATGAGACAAAATGACCATTTGAAAATGATAACCGTTTTCATTCTCAATAATTACACCCTTATTGATTCTCAATAAACCCTCTCTTATTGCGAAACTGTGGCCCAGGTGAAACTTAATCGAGGGGCATTTATTAGCTTTATTTTTTATTAATTGTGGATTATTCTTAATCACTATTAAAAAGCCTTATATCCCACATAAACCCCCCTTATATGTAGCGTCCATATATATGTATTGACTTGATGACACACTAAATAAGACTCATTTGGGAATTGTGGGGATCGTAACAATTCTGTATAGTGTGGTTAACCGTACATTTGTATAGTGCTGTTACAGATGCCGCCAAGTCCCCGCGATTCCCTTTGATAATGATAATCATTTTCATTTATACCCCTATTCCTGGTTAATGAGAATGATTCTCAATCGCAATCAAGTGTTGATAACCGTACCCCGCGGGCTACCATAAAAAATGTTAGCTGTCAAGAGTATAAATACCTATTGTCAGTATATCAAGACCTGGGGTGTCGCGGGGGTAAAGCCAAGCAACGTGCGTAATATATCCCCACAAACAATTTTGTCAAAATTTAAGACCCATCTTTTTTGTTAAATATTCTGTTGAGATGCTGTCTTTGCAACTCTACTTTCATTTGGGCTAAGGTTAGAAGTGGCCAGCGTTGAAGTTTTAGTGCTAATCTAAATCTTTTATACCATCTACTCTTCTTTATCCTTCCCCACAACGATTCTTTTGTCATGGTCGTACTGTACGTAGGTGCTATAGTGTTAGTATGAGGTGGTTAATAGTAGCACGAGCGGGTAACTCGTGTAGAAGAGGGGGAGTGATGAAATCATCTTCCCCTCTTGACCGCTGTTTCCACCCACGAGGAGCACCACTTCCCCGTGTATTATGAAGGGGTATCTCTACATCCAAGTCATATCATCACTTCTAGCTAATCCTCTAGCCTCTTTACGTTGGTCTAAATCCAATCCCAACACCATATGGTTAGCTTCAGCTTGAGGATCATCCATCCAAGCCTCTAGATGGTCTAACCATTCTTCTTTTCGTCTGTCTCTTATCTGTTGTTGAGCAGAGATGGCGAGGGCATCTGTAAACCATTTAACGCCTTGGGCGAGAGAGTCGATTCTGTCATCGTGTCTAACAGCCCCTCGCTCCCTGCACATTCTGCTGATTTGGTAGGCAAGCATATATTGGAATCTATTTTCAGTTGCTTCATCAGCATTTGACGCATAATCCCATTGAATAACCTTGGGGTCAATAACCAACCTATGCTGATTAAAGACAGGCTCAAGACTACTAATAATACGATCTTCTTTCCTAACATTTGCTCTAGTTTCCTCTATGTCTATGTTTGTTTTTGTCGTTTGGCAATGTTTTCTAAATAGCTCTGATACAATACCATCGCCAAAGTTACTCTCGATGAGCAATGTACTCGCACCATACTTTCTACATCTCCTTAATATGTCTAATAGTGTACGGTCACTGTAACCGTCTTTAGAGGCGTAAACCTCATGTAGGTATATAAAACCATTTAACTGCGATAGAAAGCATGCTACAGTCTCGTCTGAGCCCCTTCCAGAGGGGTCTACGCTGCATATGGTTTCTTGATACTCAACCCATTCACCTTGTACCTGCATAGGGCTGTACCAATAATCCCCTGGGAGCCCCGCACAAGGTAAATCTTTGACTATATTGTCTGGACTAGAGCACCAAATAATGTTTTCGGGTGCATGTGTAGGGTTTACAGGTGTAATTATTAGGTCTGCAAACTTTAATGGGAACTTTTCTGCGTCAGACATTGTGGTGTCTAGCATAAACTGCAACATAAAGTTGCTACGTCCCATAGATGCTTCTCTATCTAGTAAGTCTTCTTCTTTAAAACGTGTATCTGTAGGTTGCCAAGCCAAGTCTTTTTTTTCTAAGTCCTCTGCCAGCTGTGGTGCAAGCAACCCATCATACATAGCTACCTTGCGAGGGTATCTAGCTGGCCATACAAAAGGTCTATAGCTACGTTCTCGTAGTTTATTGTAGACAGTAAAAGTGGTTTGAGGAGTTCCCAAGAACATAATCCTAGAATCACGCTTAGGAGTAAGGATAGACTCACATTCAGTAACCAACTGTAAAAGTTTTTCACGTTGTAGTTCAGTCATACTGTTGTTTGGTACTTCGACATCATCTAGTACCATAAGGTCAGCTCTAGATCCTGTTAGCTGTCCTGTAATACCCACAGACTTAACTGAGGGTGCTTGGTGTGGTGCTGCTGGCCCCACATCAAATGATATACGTGACCAACGCTGGTCATCGTTTTTAGGTTTTAGTTGTGATAACCAAGGTACTTCTAGTATTAGTCTTTGACAGAAGATGGAGAATGAGTCTGCTCTATCTTTTGAAGCAGAGACGACCATAATCTTTTTATCTGGGTTATTGAATAAAGTCCAAAGGACAAATGCAGCAGTAATCCAAGACTTACCAACACCGCGAAACGCTTGGATTTGTAATCTTTTGGGGCCATGTTGTAAATACTCAGCGATACATAATTGTGCTCTGGTAGGAGCGGGTAGGTTTAAATGTGTCCAAACAGCGGTAAGAAAATACCTAAAATCCTTTTGGAGTTGTTCTTCAATCTTCATAGTTTATACTCATGTCATCTAAGCCTTCAACTTCAGATGGTATAACCTTGACTCCAGGTTCATTACGCCATTCTTCACAAAAATCACATAGATTATTACGTTTATGATAGTCTTCTATAGCATCATCTACGGCTTTTTTAGCTTTGTAATCTACATAATGTGGCTCAAACCATAACAAAAACCACACCATAGCCCATCGAACTGGACTAGGTGTAGCATAAGCAATGTCTTTAAGCTCTTGTAATAGTAGTTTTTTAGGGTTAAATAGTTTGTTCATTTAATCCAATTTAGTATTAGGTTTTCTCGTAGTGGGTTTGGTGGAAAGTTGTTCCTAAACCACACTAACCAGTTCATACTTCCTTTTTCTTGATTACATCGTCTACAGGCGGGAACACAGTTGCAAGTATTGGTAGTACCTCCCAAACATCTGGGATGTACATGGTCAATGGTAAGATCATATTCATAATGTTTTTGTCCGCAATAAATACATTCATAATTGTTTGCCTCCTTAATAGCTTTTCTCCATAGGCGTTTAGCGTCTCCTGATGTCATGACTATTAAGTTTTGTGTGTAATGTTTATAAGTAGGAAGTATTGGTGTCATTTTTTACCACGATTTCTTGCTCTGTTTGCTGAAACACTTTCACGTACTAATCTTCCTGATTTAGTGTGTGAAAAATCCTTTCCGCCCTTACCTTCAGCCCCCGCTTTTCTACGGGCTTTTTTAAGTTCCACTCTATAGGTAATGGCTTCTTTGGATTTATTACGCTTTCTGTTGTAAGCGTTTTTCTTTTCTCTGGATGCGGGGTTATCCCTGTAGTTTCTTGCACTTCGTTTAAGTTGTTTACGTGGTAGTCGTCTAGGAGCCATTATTTAATTACCGATCTTTGTACTGTTTCAAAATCGACACTTGGCATAATGTCTGCTAGTTGAGATAAAGGTGACGTATCAAACGCTACACCTGTTATATCATTTTTATAGAGCCAGTCAGCAGCAGCTTTTAGGTCAGCGGTAGTAGCTTCACCGCTACGTATTCTGTCTATAAGCTCAGTTGTAACTAACTTATGTAGTTCGTTAAACTGTTCTTCTCCTGCTCTTTTACTCAACTTTTAGTCCTCTTTTAATAAATTCTACTGCCTTGTCATCAAGGTCATTATCGCTTTCTTTGGATAACTTTTCTAGTAAATCTACAACAAACTGTTTAAATTTGTCACTTTTTAAAAAAGTTAAAACGATTGGTTTAAGGATTGCTAACATTGTCTTTTTTTACTAATTGGATAGGTACGACATCAGAGCACAATTTGTATGAGTCAGTATCAGGTCGAAAGGTAAAGCCCTTGCGATGAAGCTCACTACATTTGAGTGCTCTTGTCATTTCTTGTGAAAGTTTCATATTCCGTTCATGAAGTGCAGCGATGCGTTCGCATTGCTTAGTCAGATCACGATTAAGGGGAACCATAAATGCGAGTTGAACTCCCCAGTTTTCGTTTATGACATATCCGTCTTCAGTTTCAGGTTGAACATCATTACCCATATAAAATGGGCTAAGTGTCATAGTACTTCCATTGCACGAGTTCCCAGTGCTGAACTGCTGTCTGGACGGTGCTCCATTGTTCTGGAATTGCACCGCACTGTTGGTCACATTTCCTGTAGCGGCAGCAACGGGTGTGGCATTATTATGTGTATCTCCTTCCGCAAAGACTGGACTGCCTATTGTGAGAAGACAGAGAAGGAGTTTGTGGTGGAGTTTATTGTATAGTCTGTTGTGATGTCCCATTTTTCTATAAGACCAGCAGCTCTAGTAGTTGTTTCTAACTGCCATGCTTTTGTGTCATCTTTAATTGAAAATTTTGTAGCAGCTCCAGCTATGTCTGCGGATGCAGTTACGTTAGTACCAGACCATGTTTTTACAGCAGATCCAAAGATTTCTTTCTTTGTAACCTCCTTTACTGTTTGGGTTGAAACTGTGGTTGAGGTCATATTCCCTGTAGTAAACTGAGGGGTTACTGTATTGGCTCTAGCTATGCTTGGTGCTAACAGAGCTAAAAGCAAGATTAGTTTTTTCATGCTTTTGGGTTTGTGTTGGTTGTTGTGTTTCCGTTCTTTTTACTGTTACCAGTAGAGAGCCCGAAAGTTGCTAGGGCTCCCGTAAAAATCGAGGCCACAAAAGTTATATCAGAGGATGCTCCTAAAGGTTTTTTAACCATAGGTAACTCGACATAATTTAAAGTAATAATAAATCCAGACCAAACAACAACTCCAAGACGCACTGCTGCACCAAGTATTGCCATTTGTTCATCGTGGTCATCTACATTCTCTTTTAATTTTTTTAATAAACCTTTCTTTTCTATATCAGGTTTTTGTTCGTTTTTTTCCACGTATCTTTTTCCAAGTTGTTTTAATAACTGGTTTCATAATTTTTACAACCCAGTTAAATACAGCAGTAGCAGTAAGTGCAGCAGCTACCGAAGCAACTGCTGTTGTTGTTGCTGTAATTAAAATTTCAGTTTCTGGAAGTGGTATCTCTACATTTGTAGAAAACAAATTAACTGTTCTCATTCCAGGTTGGGTGCTTGGTTTAGTAGAAGTACCTTCAGTTGCTTCAGCATCTATCTCATAGTTATCAATAGATGTATCTGTCTGTATTTCTATTTGATCCGTTGCTCGTAAATCACTAGGAGGTATAACCAACGGAGTATAGAAAGGTACTTCAGCTGTGGGAAGGGGTATAGATATTGTTTCTATTTCTTCAATAGGTGGAATCTGTATAACTGGTATTTCAATAGGTGCTTTTATAGGCATTATCCAGCCTCTAATGCAGCTACTTTTGCTTCTAAAGTTTCTACTTTTGTAATTAACTCTTGTATAGCTTTAGCAGATATAGTTGAAAAATGCATACCATTAAGATGTCTAACTCCTAAGTCTCCTGTTGTAGGATCTTTAGGTTGAAATACTAATTCATCTTCTAATAGTTCTACTTCGTTTGCAATAATACCACATTTAACATGTTGACCACCCTCTGGTAGTGTTTCTTTCCAATCAAAATCTACAAATCTAATCTGTTTAATTAGTGCCCCTGCATCATAAGTAGTATTAACTATATTTTTCTTTAATGTTTCATCTGAAGCAGTGTAGTAAATACCCTTAGAACCTTGTGTACCACCGAGGTGTAAATAAGTACTATACTGTACAGCATCATATAAACTGTTATTAGATGAGTATACAAGTCTCATATTACTGCCAGTAAATACGTTAGCATCGTTATCAGTATGAGTATGACTGGTAGCTGCGTATGAGTGAGTATGACTGGTAGCTGCGTATGAGTGAGTATGACCAGTTGCAGAGTAGCTATGGGTATGGCTAGTTGCAGCATACGGATGACTATGAGCTGAAGCATAACCAGAGTGAGTATGGCTAGTTGCAGCATAACTGTGGGTATGACTTGATCCAGCATATGGATGACTATGAGCAGTAGCATAGTAAGAACCATGTTGACCGTCTAGGGTGTCTGCATCTAATCCACTACTTGCACCATCAACAGTTTTAACAAGTGTAAGTATTTCAGAAGCAGTTTGGTCTTGGGTTGCATTATCTTCAATATTCGCAAGTTTATTATGATCTGCTACAGACATAACTCCAGCAGCACTACCTGTTGCTTCACCTATAACTGCGTCATTTCCACTACTGCTAGTTACTGTAACAGCAGTTGTAGTAGTAGAAGTTCCTAAGTTAGTTGTAGTATTAACTGAGTTTGTACTTGCACTTGTAATACGACCTTGAGCATCAACTGTAAGAGCAGGTATAGCTGTAGATGATCCATAACTACCAGCAGTAACAGTCGTATCAGCAAGTTTTGCAGCAGTTATTGCATCATCTGCAACTTTGGCTGTAGTAACTTGGTCATCTCCTATATGTGCAGTATCAATACTACCATCTACGTAGTGTTCAGAATCTATACTATCATCAGCAATCTTAGCATTAGTCACTGCGTCAGCTGCTATCTTAGCTGTAGTGACATTAGAGTCAGCTATCTTAGCTGTTGTTACGTTTGCATCTACGATAGAAGCTGTTACGACTGCACTACTAGCTAATTGATCCGCACCAACTGCATCATCTGCAATCTTAGCTTGTGTAACTGCATCAGTTGCAATCATATTAGTAGAAACACTTGCAGTATCACCTGTTGTTATTAATGTACCTGTGACATTTGGAACTGTAATGGTTCTATCAGCAGTAGGATCTGTTACTTGAATAGTTGTCTCATAAGCATCACCCGTTGCACCTTCAAATTTTATACTATCTATTGGATCGCCAAAGTGAATTTCACTTACATTATTAACTTTTAATTCGTCTGGTTTTATATCTAATACTGTAGTCAATGTACCAGCTTTCATTGTCTTATAAATTAATCTACCATCTTCCGTACCATCAGAAGCGTCATCAATTTTAGTCATGAAAGACCCATAGGTTACTTCTTCACCAGCACTATTTCTACCAACAAAATGAACATCTCCTAGTACATCATTATCAGCAGGAGAAGCAGAATTTCTATCAAGTTTTAATATTGGATTAGCTGTTGCACCAGCATCAGCTGAAGTAAGAGTTATATCACCTGTTACATCAACTCCAGAGGAAACATCTAAATTACCTGTAAGAGCAGCTCCTGTACCAGTAACCTCTAGTTTTGTGTTACCACCAGATTGTATTTTTAAGTTACCTGTACCAACATCATTAATTACTGAATCACTAGCATTATGGAATATTTCTAAGTCTGAACCTGTACCAAGTTTTAATTTAGCATTATCTTGATAGACATTATCGCCAGTAAATGTATTACCAGTTGTAACTGCAAAGTTACCTGTAGCTGTTACACCACCTTGCCATGCACTACCACTATAAACTTTAAGTTCGTCAGCAGTGCTGTTAAAATATAAATCACCTTCTTGTAAAGCTGAACCATCAGCTCTAGTTGATGGGTTGCTAGTAGCAATTTGGTATACATCAGCAAAATTACTTACATCACTAATATTAGTTGCAACACTATTAACATCAGTAATATTACTAGCAACAGTATTAACATTTGCTATTGAATTTCCAGTGTTAGTAACATTTGTAATGTTTGTAGCAACTACATCAACACGATCATCAACAACAGTAATATTAGCACCCATAGAATTACCATGTACTGAACAGTAATACTTTAATGAGTTAGGAGCGTTATCTGGTACAACAAAAGTTACGGTAGCACCTGAACTACCAGCTGTACCACTTGTTGTTACACCTGAAGTATATGCAGCATCGGCAGCAGTTCTAAATAGTAAAGGATGACTAGAGTTACTACTTGCAGATTGGTCAAATATATATGTTGATCCTCTAGCTAAGAATAAAACAGGAGTCTGTACACCGTCAATAAAGTAGACATTACTACCACTGACATTTTGTACAGTTACTGTTAATGTTTGTGTAGCGTCTAAAGCATTTGCTACACTGGTTACGTTTGATATATTTGTAGCAACAGTATTAATATTAGTAGCATTACTTACAGCAGAGTTAATATTACTAGCGTTAGCTACAGCAGCATTAATATTTGAAGCGTTACTAACAGCAGCATTAATATTTGATTGGTTGCTAACAGCTGAGTTAATGTTAGATGCATTACTTACAGCAGCATTAATATTAGACTCATTACTTACAGCTGAGTTAATGTTAGACGCATTATTTGCAACTGCATTTATGTTAGTTATATTACCAGCTACGGTTGTAACTTCCGTTGCCTTCGGTACTAATCTATGGAAAGTATATGTATGTAGTGTACTTGTAGATTCTACCAAGAATCCAAAGCCTTGAGGTATAGTAGACGTTACGCCAGTTATAGTAATGTTAGCATTATTTGCTAAGTTACCATTTACTATAGTAAGAGTTGTTCCACTAGGAGCTAAGTTACCAGATGCTTCTTTAACACTTAATACAGCTGCTGACCCTGCTGCCCCCTGTGGGTTAGTATTAGGAAAATGTTGCTCACTATCTATAATATCAAAACCACCAACATCATTTACAATGTCAATAATTCTGTCGTTGATAGCTGCAGTTGTAGCTATAGTTGTATCATTATCTGGAAATGTATCACCATCTTTTATGGTTTCACCAGAGGATATGTTAAAGTATCTAGCGTCTGAAGCAGCAGTTGTAAAGAAAGATGTATCGTTTGCAGTTGCACTTGAATGTTCAGCATTGGTTACAATAGCTGAGTCTGCAATTTTAGCTGCAGTTACCGCATCATCAGCAATTTTTGCTGTAGTTATGTTAGAGTCAGCTATTTTTGCAGTTGTAACTTCTGAGTCTTTTATATTGTCAGCTTCTACTGCATCAGCTGCTAATTTGACATGAGTTACATTACCGTCAGCTATCTTTGCAGTTATTACTGCATTATCTTGTATTTTAGCATGAGTTACATTACCGTCAGCTATTTTTGCTGTAGTAACATTTGCATCTGCAATCTTGGCTGTAGTTATACTACCGTTACCAAATTTAGTAGAAGTTACAGCATTATCAAGAATTTTAGCTGAAGTAACTGCATCATCAGCAATTTTTGCTGTTGTAACTTGTGAGTCAGCTATATGAGCTGTATCTATAGACCCATCAACATAGTGCTCTGAGTTAATAGAGTCATCTGCTATATTATCTCCATCTACTACATCATTAGCTAAATGTTCATGATCTATAGATCCATCTACATAATGTTCTGAATTTATACTGTTGTCAGCTATTTTTGTGCCATTAATTGCATCTGCTGCAATTTTAGCAGTAGTCACTTGACCATCTGCAATATGCTCAGTATCTATAGAACCAGCTGCATAGTGTTCAGAATTAATAACATCATCTTGTATGTTATCACCGTCTATACAGTTGTTTGCTAAATTACCATGTTGAACTTGTCCAGTACCAATATGTTGTGAATCTATACTACCGTCAACATAGTGTTCTGAATCTATTTGGTCATCTGCTATTTTAGCATTAGTTATAGCATCATTTGCTATATCAGCTGTTTGTATTGAACCGTCAACTATATTATCTGAAGTAATATAATTAGAAGATATTGCATCTCCATTAAATATTGCTCCTTCTATTTCTAATGCTTTGTTTCTACCATCTTGTGCAGTAAAGTTTGATTCTTGTGCTGAGTTGTTAAGATCTTTAGCTCTTATAGTACCACCAGCAGTAAAATTTGTATATGTGCCACTTTCATCTCTTGTTCTACGTTCACAAAATACTACAGCACCATTAGGTAGTGCAGAGTTGAACGTAATGGTGTTGTCATCGCTGGAAAGTTGATAGTTATATAATTGTGTTCCTACAGAAACTGCAGGGAAGTATAATCCAGTTGTATCATTTACTTGTGGGTGAGACGCTTGTGCTGTCTCGTTAGTAAGAGTATTACGATTTTGCAATACTCTAGTTCCACCCGACAATGTAACATAAACATCTAGATCATCTTGGTTATTCAGTTGTATACTGACAGGAGTGAAGACAGTCGATGAAGACTGCCCTGATGCCCCTACAGCGTTAAAAGTTTTTTTAGTTGTAACTGCCATTGATAATCAATGTTAAATTTAATAAGGAGGAGTATTTATATCCTCGATTACGTTGTTAATATCTTCTAAAGTATATCCTTTCTTAGTCTGTAGTGTTGTTATTCCTTTGCGTCTATTTATTCTACTTTGTAGAGACTTACTATCACTTAAATCAGTAAACTTAGTTCCTGGAAGTAACATTTGTTCTTTAGCTCTTTCTTTAGCTTCTCTATGTATTCTATCTATTTCTGTATAGAAAATTTCTGCTTTATAATCCAAACCACCTGCATCTTTACCCACTATACCGAATGTACCAGTCTTACTAAATGGCCCTGATTTAACTTTTCTACCCTCTCTTTTATATTTTTCAAGAGATGCTTTCCAAGCAGGTTCATTTATTTTATTTTCTAGTTCTCTTCTAAATATAGGGTCTGTAGCTAGTAATCTTTGTATCTCAGATTGCTCTGGCCCTGTGAGTTGCTCACCATTTATTGACGTTAGATTTGCATTTACATCATATCTAATATCAATAAGAGCATCAGTTACTGGGTCATTTTTTTCAAAGTCAATACCTACTGGAGAAATCATACTAAACATTCTTAAAAAGAAGTTATCTGGTCTCATACGTAGTTTCTTTTCTTCTCTTTTTTCGTTGTAGATGTCGTATTTTTGTGGTAATACACCTTTAAGAACGGAGGATCTGTACATAATTCTTTCATTTATAGACTCTAGTTCTTTCATACTACCATCTACAAGCTCAGAAAAGTCACTAAAACTACCACTCATTGGCATAAAACTACCTAATACGTTGGCTGCACTCTGTCCAAACAATGCTTCTTTGTTTTCAGCTGTAAATATGTTAGAAAACTCAGTAATACCACCTAATGGCCCATTATCAACAAGTAAACTTGCTGTAATGTTAGATATTTTAGCAAATGCTTGGCTAGTTGCTGTTTCTCCTATGACTTCAGCATTACCTACAATGTTAGCTATAACTCTAGCTAGTGTACTAAATATTTCAATACCCTGTATGTTAAAGTAAACCTGTTCATCTGTAAATGGTATACCAAATCTAACAGAATTAGGCTTGATACCAGCTTGAATCCATGCTTCTCTTTCCCCTGGATCTCTTGGTAAATCTCCAGTGTACTTACCTGTAGCTGCTAACATAGCAAAGAATAATGTAACACCTGTACCAAACACCATTTGACCTTCAAGTTGAGCTATTTCGCCTGGAATATTACGTTGATTTATACCAAGTTTCTGTAATTCTACTAGATCACCTCTAAGAAGAGCATGATATTTTTTGTTAAATATAGCAGCAGCTGGAGAATAGTCGAATACTAATTTTAAACCGTTGATAGATGGTGTAATAAACTTAAATAAAAGCTCAGAACCTGGAAGTGCCTTTAACATAGCATTATATGCTTGACCTAAACCATCTAAATTCTTAGTTAATGTAGCTTCATCTCCAGCTAATCTAGCCAATTTATCAGATACTACCTTTACTTTTGTAAATGTACCATCACCATTGTCTATTTCTTTTATTCTAAAAATCTTTTTCTCAACTAATTCTTCAAATTTAGGTTGAAATTTTTTAAAGTCTTTAATACTTGCACCTGCATCCATAGCTTCATGGAAAGCCTCTTCAACTAATCTTTGCACACCAATCACATATCTAGCTGAAGCATCACCAGCTCCCATAGATATTGTTGAATGACGTGCTAGAGGGTTGGTATTGAAGTTGTGTAAAAAGTCAGATATTTCATAACCTATTTGTACGTCCTTAGCAACGTCCGCTCGTTTGGAAAAACTCCTTAGAGCTTTCCACTGGTTAGTACGTCTTTGAATAGCATACTTACCAGCATAATCCATATCCTTACCTTTCAAACCTAACTTATAGTTTCTACCAAAGATAGCTAAACTATCACTTATAGTTTTTACAGTAGCATCCATTTGAAACAACGCACTAGCTATTTCTCTTTCAGATAACTCTTGACTTTTAAACTCTGGAAAAAGCTCTTTATATCCTTTAGAATTTAAAAAACCTATATCTATATTTGATCTTGATATACTAAATGGATTCATTAATCCAATAAACCTCATAAAAGGTCTAGAACCTGCTAAGTAACCTGTACTAATAACAGCTTTTACTGGAGTTTTAATTCTAGCTAGTAGACCATTAAATGTTATACCTATAAGCTCTTGTATAAGTTTAGATGGTACAGCTTTAAATCTTTGACCATCTTTACCAGTAAATCCAAAAAAACTACCACCAAATACCCTAGCTCTCAAATATTCACCAATATCATTTAGAGTTAGTACATCACCATCTGTTAAATGAAAAATAGTTATAAGATCTTCTACAGGTTTCATATCACCTGTTTCATACCCTTTTTTAACTAATTTAATTAAATTTTCATGTAATTTTTCTGCATCTTCTGCAGCCTCAGCTAGATATGCACCTCTTTTTCTTGCTTCTAATTTATCAAGTACTCTTACGTTTGACTGTTGTAACTGTCCATCAATACCCCAAGCATACATATACTCTTTTGTTTTGATAGTTATGACCTTCATTAAATCAGCCATTCTTTCAAAATTTTGAGTTATTGTTAAATTATTTTTTACTTCTAACGCACCTGTAGCTAAATTAGACATAGTTTTTGCTAATGATTTTAAAACAATCATATTAGCATCTTTTTGTATAGGATCAATCGTTTTAATAATTTTACCTCTACCTACCTCATCAGTACCATACGAGAATATTCTATATGGTTTAGTACCTTGTTTACCTTTAAATAATGCGTTTATTGACTTAGTGTATTCTTTAGCAATATTCTTTACATCACCTTTAGTAAAGTTTGCTATCATATTAAGTATAGGTTCTGCTCTTTTTGCTGCTTGTATAGCTAGATCTTCATAATCCTCTGCCTTATAAGTTCTAAGCATTTGTTCCTTAATATCATCAACAACCTCAGTCATAATCTCTTCTAGGTTTTTATCACCACCTGCAGATCTTTTGACCATGCCTTTAAAAACATTTTCTGAAGTCTGTACTGGTTGCCTTGCAGCTTTTAGTATATCAGCTTCATCAAACAATACCTGTTCTATATCATTGTCTTTTTTAGCCTCTTTGACAACATCTTCTATAGCGTCAACATTTCTTGCATATGTACCCTTTTCAAAGTCATCAAACTGATCTGGGTTTACAATAGGATCTGGTTGTCTACCAGCATTTTCTGAATCTAATTTTGTGCTAGAATATTTAACATCATCCCAGACATCACCTTGAGCTGCACCACGACTCTTAGCTTTTGCAGTTAGTTCTTCAATAGTAGCTCTTGCATCAATTCTGTTTTCAACATTAGTATCATCTAGTTGTTGTAAAACATTATCATATTGAAGAGCATCTTCTTCATCTAAGTGTCTGCGTACATATTTATCTAATGGATCGCTAGGATCTATACCAGTGCCTTGACTTAACTTAACCTCAGTTAGTTTTTCTGCAGCTTCTTCTCGTCTCATTAGACTCTTAAGTACCTCTCTTTGATACTCTTTAGTAGCTTCTTTGTTTGCTATTTTTGCTGCTATTTCAGCAGGGTCGCCTTTTTTAGTAAGTTCTTTAAATTTTTTTAGTGCAAATTTACTGCCTTTTACAAAAGCACCTAAGAAGTCACCAACATAGTTAGCACCACCACCTATGGTAGTTGTTTTCATTCTTGCTACCCATGCTGTGTCATCTTCATCTATTGCTAATCTTTGTATAAGACCTGGAAATAACCAAGGTACATATTCTTGTGCAGCATTAGCCAAGTTTGCCTGTTCAGATGATGATGAGATGAGTTCTGCTAAACTACCTGTACCAAATGTTTTTGCAGCACCAACAGTCTTGGGTACAAGAAAATTAAGTATTTTATTACCAGCTACCATTGCTTTACCAGACCTAATAATCTGTGGAGCTTTAGGTATAAGTTTAGTGCCTGTAGGAGCTAGTAAGGCTTTGTTTGCACCGCCAAGATAGTTACCTGTCCATTTAGTTAACAAACCAAACTCTACCAAAGCTCTACCAAAATTACCTAGAGCTGTTTGGTTTTCTGGCTCAAAAACATCTGGTACTTCTAAATAAGTTCTTTTTTTATAATCTTTATGAAATGGATTATCTTCATTTTCTACTGGTACACCAGCTATACTTTTTACAGCTGTTTCAAGAGTTTGTTTACTTAAACCAGCAAACTCTCCTAAACTTTCATAAGCATCTGTTAAACCACCTACACCAGCTCTAATAGTTTCTGAGACAGGATCTTTAGATTGGTCTATTACTTCTTTACCTGCAGCCAGATCGTCACTAGCTGATTGACGTATAGCTTCACGGTCTGCCCTTATTTCTTCTTTGGATCTTTGATCTCCTTGTAAGTTGTTATCAATAAAATCACGTACATTGACAGCAGCATCTTCCATAGCACCACTGACATTCTCTGCAACTTTCATCAAAGGATTACTAGCAGCAGGGGCATTTTTCATAAATTCTTGTTGTAAACTACCCACATCAGAAAGATCGGGTAGATTTACTTCTTCATTGTCCACTATCTCCTCTTCTGCCCCTTGGGGTAGTTGATTATCTAGTTCATTTGACATTACTCTAAGACTCCTTGAGTTCTAAGTTTGTGTATATATTTATTAGCAAAAGCGTTGATTGTAGGCAAATTGTATAAGTCCATGTTACCCCGTAGGATGTAAGCAATGTGATACCTTGCAGCCATATATGGATCGCCGTTTGCTTTTTGAAACGCACCTTTCCATGATATTCTGTTTAGGTAAGACCATGTTTCTCTTTGTAACTCTTCATTTTGCCTGTAACGATGCAGTGCCTTAGCAGCTGAAAAACCCTTAAGTGGGTTATCTTCATCTTGTGCTTTTGATAATGCTGTTAGCATCCTTCTTGTTATAGGATACTTACCAATGGTAGGTTCAAGTCGTCTACCAATAGTTAATAATCTTAAATCACTTTCTGGATTTACTCTCTTACCATCTACAATTTTTTCAAAGTGTAAATGCTCTCCATCACTTACTCCTGTAGTACCTATTTCACCAATTCTTTCACCATTGTATTTAGCACCAATAACTAAATCAGGGTTATAACTTTTGAGGTGTGCAAACCTGTAAATTACACCATCTGGAGTTTGAATATCAAGATACACACCATACTTAGCATCACTAGCATTAGCAACTACAGTACCATTTTTAATGTTAAAAGCTGTATGGAAACCTTCAGTGTATGTTGTACCTATATCTATACCCTCATGATATTCACTAGCTCCTTCTGGAGTACCATCTTTTCCTGGTTTTCTCTGTGCACCAAATTGACCTAGATCAGATATACCTATTAATCTATGACCTACATACTTTTTTCCGTCAATAATTTGTATCTGACCTGCATCTAATTCTAATGCGGGGGCTGCTATTTCATTACGTATAACGCTAGTAAAATCTTTACCCTTCCAAGCCTCAGTTAAAGTACGTTCATTCATAGGAAAGAACTCATTAAATGCACGATTTATAGCTTTATAGCTTGTATTGTTTTTAGATTGTAGATCTATTAAAGAGTTTATACCCTCTGAATACCTTGATTTATTCCTATTTATCTCGTAATCTTTAGGCTTTTCACCATCAAACGGTATGTTGTAGGCTTCGCTCTGTGCTTTAGAAAATTCATATGGAGGTACTTTAAATACTTGAGCTAGTTTGTCAGCAATAGGATTGTCAAACAGTCCATCCGTATCTAGCGTGACATCTTTAAATATTTGATCTCCAACTTCTTTTTCTTCAGCTCTAATAGTTTCTATAATATTTTTTACGTTAGTTTGTTCTAAGTATGGGTATACATTTTGTTCTTTACTTAGATTCATAAAACCACCATTTTCAGATGGGTCTATATAATATCTACTATCTTTAAATCTAGGATCTTGAGCTTCATTTATCATACCTCTCATGTCCTTATCAGCTTCACGTATTGCTTCTCCAAAGGTCATAGGAACACCTTGAGCTTCAGCTGCATCCATTTTTTGATATGCGTTAAACTTAATTTCTGATAAGAAAGCATCATAAGCAATGTTAAAAGTACCAGTGGCATCTTTTACATTACCGTATTGGTCTATTGAGAATGATGAACTTAAACCACCTAAATATGTTTTAAATGATTTTGTAACATCTTCTACATCTTTTTTCTCAGACTCTGGGTATAATTGATCTAATACTTTTACTTTTGGATTAGCTTCTAAGTAAGCATCTACCGCATCACCATCTAAGGAAGGATCTACAATATCAGCTTTTGTTAATACACCACCATTTCTTGTAATCTTACTTTTAATATCTACAATACTATCGTATTCATCCATAGGATCTAGAAATAGTTTGCTAACCTTTGCAACTACATCTCCAGTAACTAATGGGTTTTGTTCTATTAAACCTCTAACATATTCTAATTGTTCAAACTCTGACGCTCTTTCTTCTTTTGGTAACTCACGTTGAGTTTGAAGATAATCACTTACGGAAGACTCTACCCTTGCATTTTGATATGATTTGTTTGCTTGATGTTTAGCTACAACAGTTCTTTGTTTTAACATTGTTATAGGTATAACACCAAACTTATTAGGATGTATTTCAGACAAACTTCTAAATCCTACAGGAGTTGCACTCTTAACCTGTAAAGCTAGATTTAATCTTTGTTCTAATAAATCAGGATTATCTGACCTAGTAAAAGCATCTTCTATTCTTTTTTCTAATCTTAATATTGCTTGATTACCAATAGATGATGTTGCAGTTGGTTTAAGATGTGGTCTAGCTAAATTAACATAATTATTTAAAACATTAGATAGATTTGGAGCTCCTTTTATATTATCTAAAGCATTATCTAAAATAAGATCTAACCCATTTAGCTGTCTAGCTTTAAACTCTAAATCAATATCTTCAAACCTTTTTTTAAGATTTGCTTTCATTAATTTTTGAGCTGGCTGTACTAACAACGCTACTGTCTGAGTATCACTTAAATCACCTCTATTATCTTCAGTAAATTTACTTAAAATATAATTAGATGCAATAGCAAGTTGTCTTTTAGTAAGGTTAGCATCATTAATTCTAAAAGGTGCATCTCCATCTAATAATTCTGTAGTATTAGTTTGAAGTTCATTATCAAGGTAAGACCCAAAATTCTCTGCCTTTAATGCTTTATCTCTAGCTTCATATCCGTATGTATATGCACCAGAAAATATACCTCTTACCTTTCTAGCTTTTTCTTTAGCAAAAGGATCATTACTATTTTCTATTTTTGTTGCTAAATTATTAGCTGTATTTGTAACATCTAATTGTTGATCTGAAGCAGCTCCAACTGCATCAAATCCTCTACCCTCTGTTATACCAAAGTTACCAGCAGCTGGATCATCAGGATCTAGTTCATTTTCATCATCTGGAGCTAACTCTGCTTCTAACTCTTCTAATAATCTATCAGCACTACCTTCAGCTCTAGCTTGATCTTGTGCAGTTTTAGCTATACTAGGTATTGTATTAGTAAGAAGATTTTGTACAGTGCTACTCATTTGTGCAGCTAAATTAGCTTCATATTGAGTAACACGTAAAAAATTATTTGTAATTCTTTGTTCTTCTTGTTTTAATTCATTTGCTGATTGTATTCGTTTATTGACTTCTTCTTTTGCTTGTTTTTCTAATTGTTTAGTTTCTTCAACTTTTTTCTTAACGTCAGAGGCAATTCTTCTTGGAGTATATCCAACTTGCCACTCACCTTGCCTACGAAATCCTTGTGCCATAATTAATTAATTTATTAAGTTTTCCACCACGATGATTCGCCATCGGCATGACCGATACTAGATCCAGTTTTTACTCCTGCACTAAAGCCTGTCATAATCGACCCTAACAGACTTGGTTTTTCAGGTGCTGCCATTTTAATTGGTCTTACAGTTTTAAAGGAAGCCTCTGGAGTTATAGGTGCAGCCATAACATTATTATATGCTTGTGAATCTGCAGCATACTGACTTAGAAGTGTATTATATTCTTGTAAACCATAAGACTGTCTTGCATTGTATAAACTTGCATCTACCGCAGCTTGGCGTTGACCTAGTTTACGTTCTTCATCAGTAAGGGTTAGCATTGTAGATTGTCCTGCCGACATACCACTTGCTAGTATAGTCCCTTGTGCTCTTATAGATTCTGCTAGTTTTTCTTGACCTTCAAACATAGCTTCAGCAACTTTCTCTTGTAGTTTTAACTGGTTAGCTGTTGAAGCTCTTGCTTGTTCTAATTGGTTAATATCTTTCTGCCTGTGCATCGCTGTTACTGATGCAGCTTGGGCTTCTAATTGTGATTTAAATAGATCAGCTTTTCGTTGATCTTTGAAGGCAGATATTTGTATCTTGTTAAGATAGTCCTGCCTTGCCATGTAGTTTGATCTATCTACCGCTGCTTTCTGTGCTCGGTATTGTGCCATCTTTGCTTGGCGATCTGCTATCGCAGTGCCGACACCACTTATACCAGCGAAAGCTAATGCTGGGGTACACATAATTTATAAAATTCTATTAATGGTACATTGTTGTATACTGTGTAATTTAAAAAGTTAAACTTTAGCAGTTTGAGCAATTTAATGTGTTGCTCATTACGCATGTCTGCATAATTGTGTAAATAAGGATTAGATAGGCTGGCTATCCAGCGTTTAGCCTCTTTTACAAATGTATGTGGATACTCTGTACTAGCATCAGTACATAACATCCATATTGCATGTGAAGAGGTTACTCCTGCCACTCCAGCAGTCTTGCCGTTGGGAACCTTAAAAAACACAGAATATGTAGAATTGAGATGTGCTTGTAACACAGCTGCGGGTGCGTGTAATCCTGTTGTTTGTTCTGCCTCACGTTTATCTTCAAAACGTAAGTTCAGCCCTACCTCCAAAGCTAACTCTGGAGTACAAGGCTGAATATACTTACCTACGTACATGTCGTCTTGGGTTGTAAATGCCATCCCAGCTTGCTGAGATTAAAGCGGTAGAAAAGGGTTCTTTAAAAAATATTTGTAAAATATATTTATCGTTCTTACGTTGTATTGGTAATCGTAAAGAGCTACTTAATTTAGTAGGGTGTGTATTAAGTTGACTAGCATTAGCTGTCATACTATTTCCAAATTGTGTATAGTCATCTACATCTTTAATTACTTGACCATTAGCATCAACATATTCAAATGGTGATTTTAACGTAAACTGTACAGGGCCACCTTGACCTAATTCAAAATTCATAGCAGATATACGTAAATCAGCATTTGTATCGTAAGCATTTTGACCTAAGTTTACATAATATGTAGGTAATTCAATTTGACTTGAATAATTATAACCTACAGCAATTTTGGAATTTGAACTATGTAAAACTATATTATTAAAAGTAGCTGTATTAGCCGATACTGAATCAGCTTGTTTTACAACACCAGCAATAGACTCGCCACTAGAATCTGTACCAGATAGACCAACCATGAAAAAACTAAATGGAATATTAGAATTACTAATTACGTATGGTACAGTTATTACAGTTTTATCTGGATTTTCAGTACCAGATATACTACTTGGTAACATCATATAGTCTAAATGTGCTTCAAAAGACCTTGCAGTAGTAATTCCATTAGGAAGACTTTGATTAGTACCATCATCTATTGTGTAACTACGATTAGCTGTTGTATCAGTCATATACTCATATCTTGCTAATTTATAAACACCTTCATGAAAAGCAACTGTAAAAAAGTTACTACTTGTATAAAACATATGCTGTAGATTACCAGTTATTAACCAAGTGTACCACGCAGATTGTTCTCTTTTATTATCAGCATTATAGTATTTATAATGATATATATAGTTTGCTTCAAGATTATTAGTAGCAACTTTCTTAGCATAGCTAGTAATACCTAGAGCTTTTGAATTAGTTGATATATCCATATCTTTTGGCAACAATTCTGGCACTACTCTAGTCTGTTCTATGATTTGAGCAGGACTATCATCATCTACTACAATAGCTTCAAATGCTCTAGCAAAAGCCGAAACACTTGATGTAAACAATACCGATGTACCAAGATCTAAAGGTTTTAAAGATGTATCACATTCATAACTTGCTATTTTTTTTAATCTAACAGTTTTAGGACTAAATATATCAGATTCTGTAAATAGTAAAAACTGAGCATTATCACTAAACATCATTATACCTTTGTTTATAGGTAATGTATGTTTTATAAATGCTGGTTTTACATCTGATACACTAATATCTATTGGGTTATCATCACTACCTGCGATTGCTGAAACAATAAAAAGATTAAAATATGACCCTGGCTGACTCATTACTATCTGTTCATCAGCCACTAAACCTAATCTATTTCTGTGAAAAAATAAATTACTTATTTGTTTATCAACTATTGATGGGAAAGGGTTTGATGTATTATCACCAACTTCTCTATCTTTCCAATAATTATCATTATTCTGAGCAGTAGCTGTTTGTTGATTTAATGCTGTAAAAGTAAATGTACCGTTGTTATTATTTATTAAAGCATGTGGCATCGTGCTAGGATCTAAACCCTTTTTCATTGTTTCGCTTGCAGCCGTGCTATGAAAGTTATGAGGTCTTATAGTTTCTTCATAACTACCAGTACCACCAGTACCGTTGTCAGCAATAAATTTTACATAATAATTATCAGTCTCTGTATCAGCATCATTTGATACTTCAGCTATATAACCATGTTTATTCATAGCTGGTAATCTACTAATATCTTGTGCTTTTGTAGATATAACACTCATGTTTTCGTTTACAGCACCACCAAGAAAGTTTATCTTGTTTGCGTTTGCACCATGAAGATATAAACCACTACCTACAACTTCAGCAGTTACGCCAGTTATTCCAGTACTTGAATTATTAACAGAATCTGCTAATCCTTTTAAAATAGTTGACATAGATAAAACACCTTCGTCAGGATTCTTAGGAGTTTTAAAATACCCTATGCCAGTTACATCTCGATATGTTGTTACAGGTTCTACAGCTTCTACTGAAACACGATATTTTTGTTGAGTACCAGCTGAAGCACTACCTGTAAGTACTGTTATGTAAGCAGCTTTTGCAAAAGACTCAGAACCTCTAATTAAACCACCGTTTGAAAGTGTAATTGTAGCAGTGTAACGGTTATCATAGTCTTGAGTATATCCTAAAAAGTCAGCACTTTGTCCAGTATTACCATTAAAATTTGCTGTATTACTTGCAATGTAAGCAACACCATTTACTTGGATACTACCTTCAATGCCTTCTGTCATATTAATACCATTAACTTGAATGTTACTAGCTGCTGAATTATTTATAGTACCATTAAGCTGTACATCGTCACCACCAGAGAATGAGAATGGTTTAGAGGCAGCAAATCTTGTGTCTGCTTCGGGGTTTCCCCATGTTGAACCAGCAAGATTAATGTTACCCGCACTGTCAGGTGGCCCAATAAAGTCTACTGCTAGAGAAGTGACTCTATAATATGTATTAGGAGTAGGTGGGTTTGTATGGTTTGGATCTTCAGTATTATATAAAACATATTCAGTATTATAAGCAATAGTATCTAATCTTACAAATGCATAATCACCATCATTTAAAGCTGTGTCTGTATTAGCAGACCCTACAGTTACAGTTTTTTGTGGATTAGTAATAAGAGTATAGTCTTGAATTGTAGTAATTCCATATGGTTGTGTAGGATTACTTTGAGTTAGATAATCATAGCTAGATCCACTAGCAAGACTTACTGTTTTTTCAACACCATTTGACAAGTCCCATACTCTAATAGGACTACTATTAGTAGGTGTTATTTGAACTAAATATTTTTGGTCTCCATCTCTTAGTATTTCATACCAATAACCTGTAGGATTAGCATTTGCTAAAGTTGCTATATATTCTGCAGGAGGACGTTTTACAAGACCAAATGTTATATCTGGAACAGCATTATCACACGCTCTTAATTGTCCTGGAAATTTTATTTTATCTGGTTGTTGAGATACACCCCCAAGAAAGTTTGGGATACGTTGATTTACTGATGCCATTACATTCTTCTTAATACTTTAAATGGTTTGTACACGGTGTTAGCATCGTGTTGATACTGGTAATCATTAAATATATTATGGTCTCCTTGTTTGCTTTCATATTCTAAAGCAGAAGCCCTCGCAAGTGCTTCATCTGATTCAAGTAATTTAGCAGATTGTGGATTGTTTACCATACGATTAGAGGCTATCCTAGTAGCTCTAACAGTAATATAATCTTTAAAAACTTGAGGTAGATCTTCAAAATCCATCATCCATATAATATCAAAATATAATTTACTACAATTTTCAAAAGTGAAAGTATGCCCTTTTTTATCATATACTTTCATAATTCCATTATCAGTACGCCTAACTACATCATAATCTTTACCGTGTTGAAAGATATTGAGGTCTAATTGTAAGACATTATTTGGAATGATACACTGATTATTTGTATCAAGATTTATAGGGTACTCGTTCTCTGTGTTGTACGACCAGCCCTCAGCTTGTATCTCACGGCAGACTTGCCTTAGAGTCTTTTGTGCTATAACCACTTCGGGGCTTTGCACAGCTAATGTATTAACTGGGATCTCTCCAACGCTCATCAGGATTGAGTTGACAGCATCTAGTTCGGTAGACACTCCGTAAGATATTTGTGCCATAAAAAAAGGGGGGCGAGTGCCCCCGTATAAATGTAAATATTATGAGAAAGCTGCTGGCTTTGTGCTTGTTCCTGCGAACAATTCTACACAAGCTGCAGGGTTAACGTAATCCGCTCCCATAGCCATGCGTCCTAGGATGACATCGCCTTGGTAAACAACTGAAACGTCACCAGAAGTTACTTGAACCTGTGGCCCTATTGTTTCAACAACACCTGCTGCTTCTCTTTGGAAGATAAGTCCACATGTGTTTGCAAAGTTAGAGGCAGCACCGTAGTTCTGGCGTGGGCCATAGTTGTTACCTGTAACTGTTGTAGCTGTTTCGATTGACTCAGATACGAATGAACCTGTATTTCCAGGATCTACTGTGTCTAGGTCAGTTGCAGCTGAAGCACCACTTGAAGGTGCATACTTTGTACCATACTTAGAGAAGAATGGTGTGTTCATTGATTTGTAGATTGTGATACCTGCAATTTCAATGATGCCGTTACCAGACTGAAGAGCATCTCCTCTCTCATTACGGTTAATTAAAGCATTTGATTCAATACCTTTAATTAAATTGTAATATTGTCTTGGGTTAAGTACGGCAACCCGACCCTCATCACTAACACCTTTTTCGTCTAGAGCTGCTGCAGCATCATAGAAGGCTGTTATTAAGTGAGTATCACTGAGAGCATCGTCAGCGTTAGAACCGCCACCGACTTGAATTTGTGTACCACCTGGTTCTACGAATCCACTTAAGGATACTGGAGAAGCCTGTCTAGCTCCTTTAGCAATAGCTCTGAAAATAAGTCTGTCATACTTTTGAGCAAGAGCATATCCAATCTTCTTGGAAATTTCTCCCCTCATTTCGTAATGAGCCAATGTTTCATCCAGCTCGTAAACAAATGCAGAACTGATGAGTAAGTCATCAACTGTAATTGTCTTCTCTGCTATTGGAGGAGTTTTGTCAGAGTTTCCTAATATACTGTTTCCTGGGGTGTGGTATTCCGCAGTTGTACGTCCAGTATAGATAAACTGTAGACTCTTACCGTTGGTAAGGGTTCTCTTCATTACGAGATCTCTAGCTATTGTTTCTCTCTGGAAGCCAGTAAACATCTCCCCTGAGAACAATTTTAAGTAAAGGTCTCTGTTATTTGTAGCGTTTGTCGCTGTATTAATCCTACCCAGAAAGGTTTGTGAAGCAGGATTATTTGTTGACTGTTGTGCCATTATTTTGTAAGGTTATATGTATCGTTTCTAGATCTAGTTTTATCGGAATCTTAATTGTATCAGCTAAGACTCAAACTGATTGTGGTCTGTCCCACCGTCATGACGGCATCAGGTGTCCTCCGTAGAGGGCTAATACCAAATGTAGAGGGAGGCATTGCACCTCCCATGTCGCTTAACGAGCTACTTTATGTAAATGATAATGTGGTCGTTTCTCTGTCATATGCGTTTGAATGTGACTTAATTCTAAAGCCCCCATTACAATAGCTAGACCGATTATACCGAACCAAATTGCTCTGTCATTCATTTGATAATTTTGGTGTAAGCAACGCCACGATATACGTAAGTTACTGTCATGGTAAACTCCCATATACCAAAGCCCCGTTCCATGCTTTGGATTCATGCGTCCCTTGCGGGATGAACGGACGTGGATTGTTGTTATGCCAGTGTCTAGTAACACCAGCAATGATAAATAAATTTGTTGTTAGTGTTAAAACTGTGCAAAATTTTTTAAACAATTTACGTGCCCGTGACGTTACGATAAAGGTTGTGTACATTCACCAATAACTTTCTGTCCCAGATAAGCTATGATGTTACGTTTTGCCTGTACGTCAAGATGTGGGTCTTGCATTACAGTATATTTAGATAACATGAAATCGTCACATGTCATCTTCCAATCATAAGGACTAGAAAAGTCCTGGGATGATTTGACCTGTTGTGGCGTAAGCACCAATAAGAGCAATAAAGCCAAGCATGGCAAGGCGACCATTAAGCTCTTCTGCAACATGCCATTTATCGTTTTCATGGTTGTGGTTGTGGTGTGTCATAGTTTCAGTGAGTGAGATTATTTTCAGATCGAGCAGTTTGTACTTCTTGTACTACTTCCTCTATATCTTCATGTTGATGAGTTGTCTCAACTACATGTGGGTGTGCAAATACTGGACTTGCACACAAAAGTGTTAAAATAAGTAGTTTCATTTTTTTCTTCGTTTGTGGTTGTAGTTAATTCTACGTGAACTTGTTTTGGATTTTCTAAATCTTGTTTTTTCACCGCTAGACATCTCTTTAGTAGTCTTAGGTGTTTTGGAAGAGACTCTTCGAGATGGACGACAAGCGGGGTAGCCTTTACGCTTTTCGCCTTTCTGTCTGCCACATGGCTTACCAGTCTTTACGTCCACCCACTTCTCTTTAAACCATCTTTTTAAACTCATCTCTTTCCTCTAGTATATCCCTTAGCGGTCTTTCTTTTTCCACCAGATTTTACTTGTCCTTTACATACCTTCACACCATACGCATTAGCATATGCTGAAGGGTATACCTTGAACTTTCTTTTTGCAGCTGCCTTTCCACGAGCACATAATTTAGCCATTACTTCTTTTTACCTCCGTGTTTACAGCCACACTTAGATCCTTTTTTGTGTGCCATTATGGTTGCTCATTTACACTATTAACTTTTTTTATGTTTCTTTTAAAAACTTTGTCCGCATTTTTAGAAAACTTTTTAAGTTTATCTTGATCGTCATAATACGGTGTAGAGAATTTTGATTTACCAGCCATTATGCTTTGTACTGTCTTTGTAAAGATTCTAGCTCGTATGGTTTAGGTGTTTTTCTACCAGACTTATGAAAATTAATTACATTCTTTTTATCTTCAATAGAATAATTACCAGCTAGATGTTTTTCTTGTTTATTAACTGAGTTAGTTTTTTTCAACATTTCCATCTCCTAAGTGCCAACGCTTTGCGTGTTGGTCTACCCTTCTTATCTTTCATTGGCCCTTTATTGCCTTTCATGCGAGCACAAAAGGAACGCTTACGTGCACCACCCCCAGGCTGTGGAGCCTTAAGGTTGGAGCCAGTTGCACGGTTATATTTAGCTCTGCCCTTAGCGGTAAGCCCACCTTTTTTGGACTTTTCACCTCTTCCAATAGACAGGCTTACGCTTTTTTTAGCCACTACTTTTTCTTACCTAGTATTTTCTTTTGTACTGCTTTTGGTAATTTTGACATACCTTTGTTCATGGCTTTTTTCTTTGTGCCATTCTTTTTCATTCCTTTCCCGTAATGTCCAGGCATTGTGTGTCTCCTATACTTTTAAGTTTGACGCGGATAGTTTTCTTAGAACATCATCTCTGAACGCTTCATCGTTCTGATATTCTGGTTTATTCATATCTCTAACAACTTCAGCCATGCTTCTGTAGTTTTCAGTAGATGACTCTTTACCAGTAACTATTTTTGAATCACGTCCGTTAGCGTCCTCGTATTGTCCCATAAGTGCTTTTATAGCAAATTTAATAGCTGATGCATTTCCAGTAGCTAAAACGTCATCATAGCTTTTAGCGTCTTGTTCTGTTAAATTATTTGAAGCCCAATCCATAAGGTTATCATAACCTCTTTCACCGCCAGCTATATTTTTTAAATCTTTAACTTCAGCATCAGATAATACAGGAGATGCTTGTTTTGGTTCTATACCTAACTCACCTCTTACTCCCGATAAGTAATTATCAACTACTTCTTTTGACAAACCAGCAGTAGCTAACTTGTCATACATATCATCTGCTAAAGTTCCATTATTTTCTTCAAAATGTTTAGACATTGCAAATGGGTCTATGTCATTTGATTTGAATAAGTTACCTAGCTGTTCTCCATATAGTTCGTTAGCTGTATCATAGTTAACACTACCATCATCAGTATATAATTCATATTCTGTTTCTGGCTCTGCTTGTTCTGTTTCGGGTGTGTCACCTAATTTTTTTTGTAACTCTAGGTATGCTGCCTCTAAATCTTCAGCACTTTTATACTTACCAGCAAGCATTTTATCTTGCTTTGCCATAAGCTCTTCACCGATTCTTAGAGATTCAGCTTCTTTTTCTGCTATTGATTGTGCTACTACAGGATCATCTGAGGTGTCGTAGCGGATTGTTTCTGCCATAATTACTGTGGTTGTTGTAGTGCGGGTGCAACTTCATTTATTGCATCAAGTATTTCTGGATTTTTAGAAGGATCCATTAATGGAGTTCCCGCTATTTTTCCTGCTTGATCTGTTAATGACTGCATTTGTTGTGCTTGCATTGCTTGCTCTTGTTCAGCTTGACGCTCTTCATTAGTTTTAACTAAGTTAAGCATGTCAATTCCTTGAGCTGCAGCAAGACGTTTGATAGCTTCATCAGCATTTAAGAACTGAGCTAAAGCCTCTGGCCCCATAGTCTGTGCTATGGTTGTTATAAACTGCATCAGAGCCTCTCTGTCTTGACCCCTACCAAGTGCATTTATACCTGCAACGATAGTTGGTCTTACCAATGACTTAGGTAGTTCTGGTATTTCTTTAGACTGTGTGAGAGTGTGCATTTTTCTATTGAGGTAGGGTATTAGGAACTCTGTAGTTAACAAGCTGAACAAACCGCCGAGCTGTCTTTCTAGTTCCATCTGTGTCATCCTAACCTCTTCTGCTGTAGTACGTTCAGACTGACGTGGATTTAAAATTAAAAATGCTTCTGACAATCTTTTCTCTAGCATGTTTATCATTTGATATGCTGTTTGAAAGTCAGCAGTTTTACCCACTTGTACTACACCTATATCATCTGGTCTACCTTGTATAATAGCTCCATTACCTGCGTTAGCTAATGATGCTGGCTTAGTTGTACTTGAGGGTGATACAGTAAACACAACTTTTGCTGCAGCTGCACTACCTTCTACTATAGCTTGCATCAATGCCTCTAAAGATTTCAAGTCCCCAAGGAACTCTTCAACTCTAGAACGACCATAATCTTCTCCGTCCACAGTTACAAACCTGAGGGGGAGCCAAGGAGTCTTATCCTTTGGAGCTTTACCTACACTATCTGGTAGTATTGTATCGTTAGCTTCTTGATGCCAACGCCAACCATTATCAGATAGTTTTACACATGTATATACATCTACATCTTTACTTCCTTTATAGTCACCCTTAGCATCATCATTAGGGCCATCGTCCAGTTCTGGGATGCCTAATAATTTTTTACTTACTCTTTCTTTTGTGACTATCTCAATTACTTCACCGTTACCATCTCTTTCTACTACATAGCGATTGAGAGGGTAGACTTTCATACCTTGTTTACTCATAAATACTAGAGCGTTACCAGTAACAACAAGATGTTTCAAGGCTGCAAAAATCTGAACTCTGTCAGTAGAACCTGCTATGCTATCCATAATCATACGTTCTACTTTTGCAAAGCTAAGATCTAACTCGCTTTTTGCTTCGGCAGGTACTTCCTCACCTAATTTAGAATCGTCTACTTGTAGTTTAAAGAATGAAGTGCTGGGAGGTAGGAGACCTAGCATGAGCTTTGAACTCAAGGTAGTTACTCCTTTGGCTCCGACTGATTGCCAAGGTGTGACAAAACTTTGGTATAAAGCATCGCCTTCATTACGCATCAGGAGTGTGGGAAGTGTTAGCTCCGCACACTCATAAGCAACATTCAAAAATTGTTCACGGTGACTTGATAACTCATTGTATCGTTGCCGTGCGTTTTTCATTAGCTGTAAGTGCCTCCACCTTGTCCAGCAGTACCAGTGTTAACACCTTGTCCAGTATTAATACCTTTTAGTCCACCTGTTGCTGGTTTCTTAGTAGATAACTGAGTAGTACCTGCAGTTTTCTTCTTAGTAGATACTTTCTTAGCTTTTACTTTTGCCTTCTTCTTAGTTTGATCCTCTGTTACAGGAGGAGGAGTAGGAGCCTCTGGCATAGGTGTTGGGGCTGTTTGCACAGGTGCGGGTGCGGGTGGTGGAGTTGGTGGGGCAGGTGTTGGGGGTGGCTCAGGGGTTCTTCTGCCCCCAAATAATCCTCCGATACACATAATTATTCTCCTTTAAATTTTTCTTTTAGTATACGTATAATTGATAATTGACCAGCCCTAAAAGATATTTCTTTCTCTGATAGTGTGTGGTCTGGAAACTTGTCTGGAAACTGTTGATCGAGTTCATCAATGATCTTCTCGATGCGTCCCCAATCAAGCGTACTTGGGTAGGTTGGTGTTTGCATGTTCAAAAAATGCGGGCATGCGGGCTCGCTTAGTGTCGGCAAGCTGTGGAGCTTTGCCTTCGTACATTAGACGATCACTTGAATCAGTCCAAAATTTTCTGCTTAAATATTTGTTAGGTGATATGTCAGCTAGTGGTTCAAAGATCCAATTAATTGTAGCTTTCCTAAGTTTGTCCAAAGAAGAGCTAGGGCGTAGACCCATATCAGCACAAACCAAACTGTTGCAAGCGACATGAATTTGCTCATCTCTGGAAATATCAGCCGATACTGTCCTAAGAGCAGCATCGCCACAAAAGCGATTGAAAGGTAAAATAACAAAGAATACAGCACGTTCAGCTACCAAGGCTTTTAATATAGTATGGTCGGGGTGAGCTATCCACGCATCACGTAGTAGCTTTGCCTCTTTCTCAGCTTTAGCATCTAGTCCGTGGACATCAGCAACGTAGCCAAGAGCTAGGTCATGTCTTTCCTCATCCTTTACGTTTGATTCGAGCAGTACTCTAGCAATATCGGGAACCTCTTTGCTAAGGGTTTCCGTAATAAAGGAACCCACAGGAAGCTCCATATGCCGTATTGCAAGAGCACGGTAGATGGCTTCCTCACTTCCTTCCATGAGTTTTCCTTTCGTGGGCTTAACGGGAGTCCACTTTCTTTTCCTGTGTAATAACTTATCATAAGGGTTCATTCTTCACAACCTATGCATTTAATGGGTTCAAGTATTCCGCTTAAGTAATCGTCAACCTCAGTTTCATCCAATGCAGCAAAGGCACTAGACTTATCCTGTGTGTCTCCCATCACTTGTAAGCTGTAGTATAAAGATGTTTGAGGACTATCTAACCACTCTTGAATAAACGCTTCATCATAGGTCACAACATCTGACCATGAGTTGAATGAGTATCCGTGTAGTAGTCCAGTCTTATGGAGCATTGTCATAATGCCGTCTGCTACACGCTTATATGCGTCCCAGCCAACCTCTGAGGCGATCTCCACATCGCCATAGTCGTATGATGTTACTCCAAACGTACCGCTGTCACGGTCTACGCTTCGAGCTATAGGTGGTGCGATCTCAGGACAGGCAGTGTACCCATCGAGATCTTTAGAGCTGTAGCTACATGATGCGGTAGGAGCTATTGCAAAAGCTCTTTGCATACCATGTAACCATGCAATATCACAGGCTGCTAGTATACCACGCTTCATTGCAAATGCTATCTTAAGAGCATTTTCTGGTAGGGAACTGTCATTTTCTGAAGTTTCCACACCATAGTTTACTCTGTCTAGTGCTTCACCAAACTCTGCATAAGTTACTTTGTAACGTCTGAGGAGGTTGGCAAGACCGAGCACTCCGAGCCCCACTTGTTTGTCATTGTTTGGGGTAAGGTATTCTCCAGATTCTCCAACACCTGTCCGTGCATGGAGATTACACAACTCGGACATAGCCGTAGTGAAACCCTCTTGTAAGTTGCTGATAGTACAGGCAGCGAGATTGACATGCTGTAACAAGCATGTGCCTCGTGAGGGCAGGTAAACCTCAAGACAGACGTTGGAGTAGATTCTTTCATTGTTTTGGTGTTTTATTTTATTAAGCCATATGTCTCCAGAGCGTATGCCCTCAAGCAAGGCTTCTTTATGGGGCGTATCCTTCCACATCCCCTCGGTAAGGTCAACGCATCGTTTGACCCAAGGTAATTCAGAGCGAGGAGTGGTGATAAACTCAAGGATGTCGGGATGGTCAAGATCAAGATGCAGCACACAGGCCCCATTCTTATAGACACCACCCCTCCTAATAGTTTCATTAAGAGCTGAGTAAATTTTACCAAAAGAGACAGGGCCACTAGCAACTAGTCCCTTGTCATTGGTGTGACCCGCAGGTCTTATCTTGGATAGGTGAACAGCAACACCTGCTCCAAAGCGTAGAGCATGGCTGACAAAACGCCAGCTTGCTTCAATTCCATTATCACCCTCGATGCTATCTTCTACAACAAATACTGTGCAGCTAACAGGCAAACGACCTTCTGGACTTTTTATCCAGTTGTCTATTCTGCCAGTTCTAGCTACCAAAGGGTGTGGAAACAAATCGTTTAACATGTTTTAGGATTCCAAAGAATAGGTTGATTACGGTCATGGTCATAGTTTTCGTCACGCAAGATCTTAGCTAAACGTGCATTGAGCAAAGCGTCATCGTCCGATAACCCTCTATCTCTGTAGGCTTTACACACTGCCTCCCACTGGTTTTCATTTTTGTTTAGTAACTCTGTAGCTCTCTTAACTCCTATTCCAGGGCAACCAGAGTAGCCATCTGTAGGGTCTCCGCTGAGTGCCTGTATCAGATGCCATTTGTCTCCTTCCTGTTCAGTAATCTCCACTACATCATCAGTCATATTCCATAACACACAAGGTATTTGCCTCATGTCTTTGTCTGGACTTACGATGATGTTGTTAGGATCTGGGTGGCGTGTAGCCTCGATGCCAATGGTGTCATCTGCCTCTAGTCCTTCGATTAGTTTGAAGTTGTGATTGTCTCTACAGTAATTTACTAAACGCTTATAGCCAAGGGGCTTGCGTTTCATTCTATGTCCCTTGTAGTCGGGATAAATTTTCTTTCTAAAATTTTGAGTGCTTGAGAAATATAGTATGAAGTCGTCATCCATCATAGCCTTGGTCACTTTATTTAGTTCATTATGAAATACTTTTAATACTTCACTGAACTGTGACTGAGCAATGATGACATCCTCTCCAAAATCTATACCAATCTCACAGGCTTGTGCAGCTTTGTAAGCTAGGAAATCAGAGTCAATTAATAACATTAGTGTACCTCAGCCCAGTTGTCACCGACTTGTGCGTCAGCTTCTATAGGCAGTCGTATATTGTAATACTCACCAGCCTGTAATGCAGATACTTTACATACCTCAGCTACGTCATGGGCGATGAGGTGTGGAGCACCCAGTACTTGTTCATCATGGACAAACGCATACCGTTCATGATTGAACATGCTTATCCGTAGATTCTGGTCTGTTAGTAGGAGCCACCGTTTTGCGACAACGGCTGCCGACCCCTGTAAGAGACAGTTTAACGCCTTGTGTTCTTTGTCCACAATGATTTGGCGTTTGTCGATAGCACGAATACTACCTCTCTCAGCAACTCTGCGAGTATCTTTAACAAGATCTTCCAAGCCTGGAATAGCATCCATATAAGCTCTACGAATTTCTGCCCCCTTCTTCTTCGCTTTGTCGAGGGGGAGCATATTGTCAAAAGATAATCCAAGTTTCTGGTCGCCCCCTCCATACAAGAAACAATAAGTAATTGTCTTGACTTGTCTGCGAGAGATTCCAATTTTTTCTGCATTGACTTGGTGAATGTCTTGTTCTAGTAAGATCTTTGCATACCTACCGCCATCGTAACGTGCTAGGTAGTGAGCAAACAATCTTAACTCTATCCCAGCAAGGTCGCTATCAACTAGCTTCCAAGTTGGGTTGGTGATAAATAGTTCACGGCAATCCTTATCCGAACTTACCTGTGCAAGATTCGGGTGTGAATGTGCCATTCGGTGTGTCACCGCACCGATAAAGCAAGAGTGGTGAAGTCTGCCATCCTTGACCAACTTTAACCAAGCATTAGTTCCTTGGGATAACATTCCTAACTTCTTCTGAATGACCAGAATATTTAGAAATACTAATGCCTCTTCTGTTCCTATCTCTTTGAGAACTGTCTCATCAATGACTGCCTTACCAGTCGGTGTGAGTTTGGTAGGCTTCCAACCTTGAAAGGTTTTGAACCACCATGCTATGTGTTCTCTACTGCTAGGATTAAACTCCTTTAACCTTTGCATTTCTGCTCCAGCAAAGTAGCCTTGTTTCTTGTTATCTCTCTTTGGAGTAAACAAGTTGTGTGGAACGTAGTGGCAGATTGTCTCAGCCTTTTTCTTGAGTTTCTCCAGCTGTGTTAGGAGTTGATTCTCTAGTTCCTGTGCCTTTCGCACGTCAAATGGCCAGCCTATGATCTTTTGTTCAGCCATCAGCTGTGCTATCTGGTGCTCTAGGACAACGCTTTCAGCGATTTTTGGAAATGTGTCCATAGTTTAGCGAGGATAACAACGTCTTTTTTGCAGTACTCCTGCATCTCTGGCGACCACTCTTTCCAGTCAGTCGTCTTTCCAAACCCATCTTTGAAACATCTCAATCTGTAGCCATAGGCTTCAAGACTGTGTGACCCATACAGACGAGCTGGCATCATAGCCCACTTACGTCTGAGGTCGATGTCCAATAGATCTGGGTGAAAGAACCTACTGAGTATCAAAGTGTCCCAGTGTTTGGCTTTGCCTTCCCAAAAAGGAAAGTGCTTTTTAATTTCTGGTACGTCAAACATAATACCATTATGGGAAATGATATTGTCAGCATTTTCGAGATCGCATACTGCATTGACTACACTGTAATTTTTACTAGCTTGATCGTTGTACTCCATGACTTGACCTGTATCTATGTCTTGAGTGACAACACAGTGGATACAACTTGAGTCAATACCATCTGTTTCAATATCAAAAGCTAGGTTAACCGAAGTCTGTGCTTGGGTCGAAGTCGGGCGTAACTTCATTTTCTTCAAAGGTGCATGTGTCGAGGTGGTAAGTTAATTCGTTGGCGATACCAACTTCCCCAGAATGACGATTCTTGAGGACTCTAACAGTCGTAGTATCTCGTTTGCTTGGATTTTGTTGATCCCGTTCAAGGGCAATAACTGTGTCAGATAACTGTGCAATCGCAGCAGATCCTCGCAGTTGTCCAAGAGTAATACGGGCTCCTTCCTCATGGTTTTGATCTGATTGTGTACGTCTGAGGTGCGATACTAGAAACAAGACTATGCCAGTGCGTTCAACAAGTGAGCGTAATTTGGTCATTGTCACGTCTATCATACGTCTCTCATCTCCCTCCAATCCACTCAATAAAATACTGAGGTGATCGAGGAATATAACACGACATTCCAATCCACAGGCAAGGTATTCGATCCTACTGTAAATTGTGTCAGGGTCATAGCTACCAAAGCCATCGAACAGAAAAAGATTCCAATTAGCAATAGTACTGTTATAGGCGTATTCGAGTTCTGTTCGTTCATATTCTCCTAAATGATAAGATCTTCCTAGCGAGGCAGACATTAAACCTAATGCCGTCCTACGGTTAGATTCTTCAAGTGCCAAGTAACCGACCCGTTCTTTTCGGTGCAGAAGATGACTTGCAAGACTCCTACAGAATGAGGATTTTCCAGTACCAGATCCTGCAGTAATGGTGACAAGTTCTCCGTACCGTATACCGTGCAGCTTTCGCTGTAGTCCTTGAAATGGGTAGTCATGGTCAGCGGGGGGTGTGGGTGTAGTAATTAGTTCAAGCAAAGACTTGGCATCAACAATACCGTCTGGTCTGTATGTTTTAGCATCCCAGATAGCTCGTCTTACAGCCTCGAAATCGCCAGCTTGTAGTGCATCAGAAGCATCTTTATACTTCTCAAGCCTTGCTATCTTTGCTTTTCCAGGTGGTAGTAGCTCTGCACATTCTTGTGCTGCCTGTCTACCAGCCTCATCATTATCAAAGAATAAAACTACCTCTTCATAGTTTTGAAGTAGGTCTAGAACCCTTTGTAATGCTTTCTTTGCTGCCTTTGCACCATTTGGTATGGATACATGAGGCCATTTAGGCATTGCCTCCCATCCAGAGGCTGCATCAAGCTCACCCTCGTATATGGTAAGCCTTGAACCTTTATCTGGGAATAAATTTTGCCCAAAAAGTTGAGAGTCGGTGTTATTACCCTCCATCCAAAAGTCTTTGTCTTTTGTTTTGACTTTTGCTGCACAAACTTGACCATTTTTGTCAAAATAATGCATACGGAGTGTCTCTCCGTCCTTGTGGATGCGATATTTACGGCATGTCTCTTCTGACAAGCCTCTTTTTCCTAATTTAACAGGATTACCTTTGAGCATTGCGGTTCGTTTTTGTTTGCCACTATCGTCATCTCCTCCAGAACTATAAGCATTGCATACAAAGCAATAAGTGTGTCCATCAGAATATACGGAATTACCGTCTGACGAACCACAGCTAGGACAGCTGGAGTGATATAGGAATGTTGATTCATCTGAGCCAGTCAACTGGGATTGCATAGTAAACACACCAAGGGAAACCATTTTTCTCAGCCCACATCGCATAGGATGTTTTGGAGGTTTTGGATATTTTTTTAAGAGGGTTTTGAAAGATGATACGGATGTCAAGATCTGGATTAGCCTTCTTAACAGCTTTCATCTTTCGTCTTTGATCTGCTGGAAAGTAACCTTTAGCTTCTAGGTAGACATCCCCAACTTTAAAATCAGGGATGTACTTAGCCTCTATAACGTATGATAACTTTTCAGATTCATACTCATAGTCAACCTCAAGTTCTTCCAATAGATCGGCAATTTGCTCTTCTAAATGACTACGCATTAGAAGTCATCCTCTTCAACGGAGCATGGAGCTGCGTCTACGTTAGGATCTTCGACCTTAAATCCACTTGACTTACCAAATAGTTCTGATGCGTCCTCGGCTGTCATGTCACCATTGTCAACTACACCAGCTCCGCTGTTAAGACTAACAACTTGTACTGCTTTTAGTTTTAATGATGTACCGATGTCACCGCTTGGTAGTACATATGGCTTTTGGAAGAAAGCTAACTTAACTTTACTACCGCTGTAGACTGGTGTGTCTGTGTCTTTGATTTGTGTTCCTTCTGTATCAACAACGACTGGTATAATCTTGTCGCCATCTCTCCAGCTGAAACGAAGGTGGTATGTACCTTTCTGATTGTCTAGCTCTTCCCAAGGCTCTGGCTTGACTGTAACCCTCTTAGGGTTCTTAGCCTTGCTTCTAGCCCATTCTAGAGCTGACTCACGCTCTTCTTCAAGTGTACTGATTAAGTCTTCTTGAACAAGTGCGGATAGCTTGTAGCCCCATTCCCCAGGTTTGAGTACGGCTTGAAAGCCATCAAGTGTCACGGGTTCTTGAGTTACGTGGGTGTTCATAATTAACAGAAAAAATAGGTGGAATTAGATACAACCTTTGGGTCTAGTGTCCCAACGATTGGTGGTGGTTCTGAGGCATTGATTGTCTCTGCAAATTTGGAGAGCCAACATTCTTCGGAAAAGATATTGGTGTAGGTTTCTCGCACAAGGCGATTGAGTGTTCCCATGTCTCCTGCTCTGCAAAGAACAGAGTCATGTATGACTGTGAATGGTTCATCGAATTGAGTAAATGATCTGTGAAGGATCGAAGCATCGAATGAATGAATGTAATTTGGGGCAGTGCTTGACTTATGTTTAGTAGGACTGGGTGAAGTTTTACCAGTAGGTAATCTCACTCTAGTTCTACCAAGTAACTGCAGCTCCATCTGTTCTGTTTCGATGTCGTCTCTTCTTTGATTGACAATAAACCCAGATGGTGTGACCCATTCAACTTCTTTAGCACCATTTCTGATGTAAAGTCCGACATGTTTCTTTATCCATCGCATCACTTGCATTGGCCCTGGAACTATAGCGTCCATGCTGCTGTATACAGCGTTTACGACCTGTGTGAGTTCGTCCTTTGTGGGGTCGATACCCTCTTCAAGTAATGCTTCACGTATGTACTTACGACTACTATCCTTAGTAGCATTGTATGGTATGGTCATTACCGTGCGTTTGCACACGGATCTGTTCATCCAACGGTGCATGTATGGAGGTAAGAACTCTTTTGCTTTCTCAGCCACCGCTTTGTAAGCGTCACTAGGTTTACTACTAGGTACGACATTTACAAGCTCTGCTGTGCTTTTGTCTCTAGCTAGACCAGCAAGGATCTGTAGACCAGAGCATGTTGCATCAACTGCAACCATAAGACCAGTTGTTTTCTTGTCTTTAGCTATACAGCAGTGGTAGTATTCATGACAAGCAGCCATAAATTGCCAAGGCTCGTCAACTTCTTCCCACAGGTGTAAGTAACCCTCTGGGTCGGTAGCGACCTTGGTTATAAGGTCAGTATTATTAGACACCCATTGATGTCTGTCCTCTAGCGTTTCTTTGTCCAGTCCGTAGGTTGTAGCTACTTGGAAAGATAACCAGAGTTCTGCCTCATCTGTCACACTAGACTCATCAGCAAATCGCAATAATGCTTTACCAAAGTCTGTGTCTTGTGGTGTTAGGAAGGCTGGTATAGGATATGCTCTACCTCTGTAGTCAAAAGACCAACATAAATAAAAGACATCATCCTTAAACTTCTCAGCAGCTTCTAACTGTGTGCGTGTTCGCACTGATCGTTTGAAGTTTATTCGATCAGCATTGTGAGCTTCTGCCATAGCTCGTCTCCAAGCTAGGTTGCTCTCCTGATTTTCGTCTGCATCTACAGGACGTGGTAACTTCGTGGTAGGACTAATAGGTATAAACTTACCTATAATTCTACCTCTCAACCTCATCTTATCTGCTATGTGCAGCACGTGCTGATTAACACAGTACTTGACCCGCTGTAACTTGTTTAAAAAGTTCATCGGTGCTTCTCCGTGTATTATGAAGGGGTTTCCCTTTCGAGTAAGATCATGACCCTTCATCATGCTGTTTGTTAGGTAGCCACCATATATGATAGCACCTGTCTCATCGTAACCCCAATCGTCTGGTATGACTAGCATTGGCCAAGGTATACCAGCAAATAATTCAGCTGATTTGATGAGTTCTGCCCGTCTTTGATTAAACAAATCGGTAGGTATTACTCTGTACTCATAGCGTTTGCGATGTGTCTTACGTTTGTTGACAGTGAACCACTGAGTAGTTTCCATGACAATCATCAGTCCCCATCTACCGATGGAGGTCTTTGCCTTGATATTCCAGGGCTGCCATCTGATGTCACGTTGTCCAAACTTCTGACTAGCTATGATTTCCTTTTGTCGTGTACCACATGAGTTGTGAAAGTATTTCTCACTGATGTAGTGCATCAACGCAGGATGTTCTTTCTTGTACCATCTGAACTTACACTCTGATTCAAGTGCAGAGCCAAGAGCAACCAGCATAGGAGTAACTAGGTTAGCCCCTCTCTGTGTGCTAAATACCCTGTCAAATGTAACCTTGAGCATGATAGTTGCGATGGCTAGAGGTTCGAGGTCATCAAGGTAAAGAGCTATGTCTTTGTAAAACTTACCAGCTTGACCTGTTTTAAGTTTAAACTTAGTGTCTTCAACCTTGGTAATCAGATAGGGCAGTGCTTCTCTGATTGATGACACCCCATAGACGCTTGCGGAAGCGTAGGATTTCTCCTCTAATTTCTTCATGGAGTCGTGTAGCCTTTGTCTCCCACAGCTGATCGCTTCCTGTTCTAGAAGGAACTGTCGGTGTAGGTTTGTATGCGTCTCCATAGGCGAGGAAGAGGGAATATTCGTAGTCATCGAGGTGGTCGATTTGGCGTTGTGTGAGATTAGACATCGTATGTTCTACACTGTTGTTCATAGGGGAATACTTTGCAATACTCCTCCATACTGTTGTAGCAAGTCCAGTTTGGTAGATAGAAACCTATCTCATACTCTGGGTTGCGTTTGGTAATGAGCTTGCCCTGGGAGGCTAGTATTACCAGTAGGTTGTCAATGATAGGAGGGCCACAGGGATCTATTTCTAGCATCACCTCGCCCGTGTCATCATTGATGTAGTAGCCGAGCCTGTCAAGGATCTCGGATAGGTCACATGGGTTCATGGGATTTCGGTTTGGGTGTCCATTACAGCGTTGCTAGTCATGACAATGTAGTCATCATCATTCATTAGCAAGCCTTTCATAAAACGCTTTGCAGCGTTTGATTGGCGGTATGCCTTTTCTTGTATTGTGCCATCTTGCTTTACAGCTCGGACGACACATACATAAGCTGCTGGTAGATCCCAGCTGAGAGCTGCCTCGTGACCCATATCAAACGTGACTTGAGTGAGTTCATCTGTGGCTTTCCACTTGTTTAGCTCTCGTATTCGGTTTTCAAATGGGTCTTTTCTCATGTTACCAGATTCGTATTGATTTAGTTGGTGGGTTGTCCTTGTTATGTAGGAACACAGTGTACTGGCAGCCCTGTATACCGAGAGCAATAGCTATCATAATGATAAATTCTCTCATACAAGCTCGTCCTCAAATCTCTTCATGGCAATCTCAGCTTGCTTCTCCTCATCGTAGTAAGGGAAAGCAGCCTTGACCTCCTCGAAGATAGATTCCAGGCGTTCTTGTGCGTGTGGTGTACTCAATTCAAATCCTCCTCTTGTTGGATGTTACGTAGGTTGTGTGTTTCAACAACGAACTTGTCGCCATCTCTGGGACTTTGCATAACACGTCTGAGTCTAACCATTGTGGTGTCAATGGAATCAAACACTCCACATATTGTGCCAGTGTCTGAATACATGGATTGGCGTGTGATTGTAAAGACAATCGGGTCGTCACAGCAGTCAAAGGTTTTGATGTACTGCTGTTCGTCTGTTGGTTTGAGGTTGATGATGTCAGCCATGTGATTGGAGCCAGTTGAGTGAGCGTTGCATTGTTGATGGGTCGTCATTGAACTTA